TTGCATCTGTTGCTTCGTTTAAACCACTTAAAGTAGTTATTTTAGATGAAGCAGATTTTCTTACAATCCAAGCACAAGCATCACTTAGAAACATAATTGAAACATTTTCACGTACTACAAGATTTATTATGACTTGTAATTTTGTAGAACGTATTATTGATCCCTTACAATCTAGATGTCAAGTACTTAAAATTGTACCCCCAACTAAAAAAGATGTTGCTAAACATTTAAATTGGATTTGCAATGAAGAGTCTATTACACACGAAATAAATGATCTAGTACCTTTAGTTAACCAGTATTATCCTGATTTACGTAAGTGTATTAATACTATACAATTATCAACTGTAGATGGTGGGGCAAATGATTTATATCTTAGTTTAGACCAATCAGTATTAGTATCATCTAATTATATAGATAAAGTTATTACTGAATTAAAAGGTAAAGCTGATTTTAAAACAATTCGTCAAATTATAGCTGATGCTAATATAGATGATTTTGATGAATTATTCAGAGCACTATATGAAAGGTCATCTGAATATTTACAAGATAAAGAAGGTACAGCATCTATTTTAATAAATGAACACCAATATAAAGCAAATTTCCGAATCGACAAGGAAATAAATACAATGTCGTTAATTTCAAATTTAATAAATAATAAATAATTATGGAACAACCAGTTCAACAACCTCAAATTGATTTAAAAACCACCACAGAAGTAAAAAATTTTAATGGTGGGTCTATTTTCCAACAGGGAGTAATTTTACGTAAAGTATCAAAATTTATAACAGGAACAGATGAAGATGCTTTAATGCCAATCCCCGTATTTTTCGACCCAGAAACTAATAAAATTTTAACTGATTCAGTACCTAAAGAATTAAGAGAAGAATTAGCCGATGAATTGTGCTAATATATTTGATTGGCTTAAACATATAAACCAATTTAAAACCCCAGTAGAAAAATTTACAGATAAAGACTGGGATGTTTTCAATGCTTATATGATACATAGATTTATGTCTATGAATAAAGATTTTATTGAAGTGGTAAATTATGTACAAGAATTTCCACCTCAAGAAAAAGCAATGATTTATAACATTTATAAAGAATTTATTCCTAAAAATAATAAATGGAATAAATACATTAAATCCAAAAATAAAGAGCCAAACAAAGATTTAGTTATTAACCTTAAAAATTATTTTCAGTGTTCAGCAAAAGAGGCCAAAGAATATTTAGATATCTTGGAAAATTCAGACGTAGATCGTATATTATCTAGTATAGGATTAGAAAAAAAAGAAATAAAACAATTGTTAAAATGACAAAAGAATTATACACCATGTTAAAAACATCTGCTGAAGCAGATAAGGCAAAAGCATTATTATCACTTGAATTATTAGGTAATAATGCAGTGGGTATTGGGGATCATTCAACAGAAGACTTTTATAAAAATGCTGAAGAAGCCCTCATAAATCTAGTTGATGCTGATGATAGATTATCAACTTTAGTAAGGTATTTTAACGAACCACAAGAACAAATCAATGGGTGATACAATAACCAAATGGCATGAAATGCAAGAAGATATGAGCGACAGAGAAATTATGGATGCTAAACATCCAGAACAAGCAGCTATCAGAATATTTGAAAAAGAATACCCAGAATTATCTAATGAGTTTAAATCAATTCAAAAAGAAATGTATAATATGTTTGCTCGTAAACATATGGATTATGGTTTAAATAATATTGCTTTAGGTGGGGATATCGTTAATAATAGCGATGATAAACAATTTTCACTAACTGGGTTGTGTATTAGGTTAACTGATAAAATATCACGTTTAAAGAATTTATTGATTAATGGTAGATCATTTGTTGAAGGCGAAGGTATGCAAGATACATTTATTGATATTGCCAATTATGGAATAATCGGTTTATTAGTTGGCCGAAATAAATGGAAAAAATAGTTTGGCTAAAAAAATCCCAAAGGTTATAAAGGAGATTAGAAATAATCCTCCAACACCCGTTAACTATGCATATCAAAAGAATATATCATATTCTCAGATGTCTATATTTAGAGGGTGTCCCCATAGATGGAAATTACAGTATAAAGATAAAATTAAACGTTTTACATCCTCAATTCATACTGTATTTGGAACCGCTATACATGAAGTACTACAACACTACTTAGATGTAGCATATGACAAATCCTTTGCTGTAGCAGATAGGGAAATTGATATGGAAGAATTTTTCCAAGAAAAATTTATAGGTGAATATCGAAATCAATACAAGAAAAACAAAGACCAACATTTTTCCTCAGCTGAGGAAATGAGAGAATTTTTTGATGATGGAATGGGTATTTTAAATTGGTTTAAGAAAAAAAGATCTAGATACTTTTCTAAACGTGGTTGGCACTTAGTTGGTTGTGAAATACCATTAGTAATTGCGCCAAATAAAATGCATAACAACATATTATACGCAGGTTTCTTAGATGTTGTGATGTACCATGAGGAAACAGAGACATTTAAAATAATCGATATTAAAACAAGTACTCGTGGGTGGAGAGATCAGGATAAGAAAAATGAAGATAAACAATATCAATTACTTTTATACAAACAATACTTCTCAGAACAGTATGGGATACCTTTAGATAAAATTGAAATTGAGTTTTTTATTGTTAAAAGAAAAGTAATGGATTGGGATGATGAAAAAATAATGTCACCCCACCAAGCATATAGAGTACAACAATTTAGCCCACCAAGTGGTAAAATAAAATTAGGTAGAGCTAAAAAGGCAATAAACAGTTTTATAAATGAATGTTTTAATTCTAATGGAGATATAAAAGATATAGAATATCCAAAGTCTATTTCAAAATGGAACTGTATGTTCTGTCCTTATAAAGAAGATAAAGAAAATTGTGGAGAAGGTATAATCTACTAGACTCTTTATATATGTATAGTAAATAATGTTATTAAAATAAAGATTATGAGTGCAAAAAAAGATATGACACTTACTAGTGTAAAAATTAAAAGCGATTTATTTGAGAATTTTAAAATTGAATGTGTAAAACGAAAGTTTTCTTTCCAAAAACTTGCCGACCGTGCTATTTATTTGTATCTTACAGATGAAGATTTTCGTAAGGCAATTACCAATCAAACTAATCTCGAACTATAAATTGTAATTTAAATGAATAAAAGTTTTAAACATCTTCCTCAAAATAAAAGGAAGAAAATTTTGCTAATCTGTGATGATATTAGAGTACATTCTGGAGTAGCTACTATAGCTAAAGAAATTGTAATACATACAGCACACCATTTTAATTGGGTTAACTTAGCAGGGGCTATAAGCCACCCGGATAAAGGAAAAGTATTAGATATTTCTAATGATGTTAATACTCAATGTGGTATTGATAACTCACAAGTGGTTTTATACCCTACAGATGGTTACGGGACTCCTCAAACATTAAGAGGGATTATTAAAAAAGAAAAACCAGATGCCTTAATGTTAATTACAGACCCTAGATATTTTGCTTGGGTATTTGCTATGGAACATGAAATTAGAAAAAATATTCCAATAGCATATTTAAATATATGGGATGACTATCCAGCTCCTATGTATAATCGTCCTTTTTATGAGGCATGTGATTTATTAATGGGTATTTCCAAACAAACTGTAAACATCAATAAAATTGTTTTGCAGGAAAAAACAAAAAATAAGGTTATTAAATATGTTCCCCATGGTTTAAATTCTAATGTTTATTTTCCTTTAGAAAAAAATAATAAAGATTTAAAATCATTTAAAAAAAGAATATTTGGTAATAAAAACCCTAAATTTACATTATTTTTTAATTCAAGAAACATTAGAAGAAAACAAATTCCAGATTCTTTAATTGCTTTTAGATCATTTTTAGATTCCTTACCTGAAGAAGAAGCTAAACAATGTTATTTTGTTTTACATACTGAACGTATCTCAGAACATGGTACTGATTTAGATACTGTAAAAACTTATTTATTTGAAGAAGATTATCCTGATAATATAATTTTTACTGACCAGAAATTCTCACAAAAAGAACTAAATTATCTTTATAACTTAGCTGATGCTCAAATATTAGTAACTTCTAATGAAGGGTGGGGATTAACTTTAACAGAATCCCTTTTGGTAGGAAACCCTATAATAGCTAATGTTACTGGTGGAATGCAGGATCAAATGAGGTTTGTAAATGAAAAAGGTAAATGGATTGATTTTACTCCGGATTTCCCTTCTAACCATAGAGGTACTTACAAAGAACATGGTGAGTGGGCTTTTCCTGTTTATCCTACTTCAAGATCAGTACAAGGTTCTATTCCAACTCCTTACATTTATGATGATAGATGTGCATGGGAAGATGTTACTGAAAGAATAAAAGAAATTTATAATCTATCTCCCGAAGAAAGAAAATCCAGAGGACTTAAAGGAAGAGAATGGGCTATAGGGGATGAAGCAGGATTTACTTCAACCCACCAAGCTAATAGAGTAATGGAAGCCTTTACCGAATTATTTGATACTTGGAAACCACGAGAAAAATATGAATTAATAAATGCTACCAAATTTATAGGAAGAACTTTAAAACATAAATTAATTTACTAGATAATGAATAAACCAGTATACGCAATAAGTTGTCCATTTGATACCTATTCTGGGTATGGTGCAAGAAGTAGAGATTACATAAGATCTATTTTAGAATTGGATAAATATGAAGTTAAATTAATTCCTCAACGTTGGGGAGAAACAGCATGGGGGTTCTGTGAAGACTTTCCAGAATGGAAACATTTATATGATTTAGTAGTTCCTGGCGGTAAATTAAATTCTCAACCTGATGTATGGACTCAAATTACTATCCCTAACGAATTTACTCCTATAGGTAAATATAATATTGGCGTTACTGCTGGGGTTGAATCAACAATATGTGCTCAGGATTGGATTGAAGGTTTAAATAGATTTGATGTTACTTTTGTTTCTTCCCACCATTCTAAAAAAGTATTTGAAACTACTCAATATGAAAAAAAAGATAGTAGAACTAATCAAGTTGTAGATGTTGTTAAACTTAATAAACCTGTAGAAGTTTTATTTGAAGGGATGGATTTAGATATATATAAAAAATTATCTCCTAACCAAATAACGGATATTGATTTAAGTCCTATTAAAGAAGAATTTTGTTTTTTATTTGTTGGACATTGGATGAATGGTAGTCTGGGACATGATAGAAAAAATGTAGGGCTTTTAGTAAAAGCCTTCCTAGAAACATTTAAAAACAAACCAGGAAAAAAACCTGCTTTAATTTTAAAAACATCAATTGGGTCCAATTCTTATTCTTCTAGGGAAGAAATACTTAAACGAATTAATAAGATTAAATCTACTCTTGCTTCTAAAAATTTACCTAATATTTACGTTTTAAGTGGGGAATTTAGTGATAAAGAAATGAACCAATTATATAACCACCCTAAGGTAAAATCTATGATATCTCTTACAAAAGGTGAAGGATATGGTAGACCATTGCTTGAATTTACAGCTACTGGAAAACCAATTATAGCAAGTGGATGGTCTGGTCCTGTTGATTTCCTCCAACCAGATAAATCATTTTTACTCCCAGGCAAATTGGATAAAGTAGATAAAAGTGCTGCTAATAAATGGTTGCTCGAAACAAGCCAATGGTTTTTCCCAGAAGAAGGAGTTGTTGGGGGTGTAATGAAAGATATGGTAAAACATTATAAAAAATATTTAGCGGGGGGTAAAAAACAAAAATATTATTGTAAAAATAATTTTTCTTGGGAAAAAATGACAGAATTATTAGGTACTTATTTTAGTAAATATGTGCCCGATTTTCCTAAACAAGTAGAATTAGAAATACCAACTTTAGAAAAAATAGACTAATGAATTTTGATGATTTAATAGAATGTACTAGATGTGGTAGTGATGCATGCTACAAACAAGAAATTAATCAAGGAATTACTCTGGAAATGTGTATGGGTTGTGGTTTTCAACATAATTCAATTATGACTAGTGGAAGTCAGTTTCTCCAAGAACAAATGGAAATACTACCGGAGTTATATAAAGCTTTACTTGATGAAGAAGAAGAAAGTGAAAAATTATGGATGCCCACTACTATTAATATCCAAGATAAAGGAATGATATTTGCAGAAGGCACTAGTAGAGACAATTGGGCATGGGCAGCGGTAAAAGCTACTTTAAATGAAGAAAAAGAATATAAAACGGATATGTCTACAGCTAAACATTTTCCAGAAAGGGATTTTATTGGAGCTTTGAGCCATATTGGTGTATTACCAGAATAAAATAAAAAAATGAAAATATTAGTAACAGGAGGTGCAGGTTTCATAGGCACCAATTTAATTAAAAGATTACTATCAGAAGGCCATGAAGTTACATCACTTGATAATTATTCTATTGGTGTAAAAGAAAACCATATAGAAGGATGTAATTATATAGAGGAAGATATAAATGAAATACTAGATCTTTTTGTATTAGAAACTTATATTGAAGAATATAATTTTGATCTTATATATCATCTTGCTGCACTTTCAAGAATACAACCTTCATTTGATGAACCTACTAAAACATTTGATGCTAATGTTAGGGGTACTCAAAATGTTATTGAATTTGCTAGAAAATCTAATGCTAAAGTAGTGTATGCAGGTTCATCTTCAAGATGGCATGACCCATCACAATCCCCTTATGCTGCTTATAAACATTTAGGGGAAGAAGTTTGTAAATTATATAAAAAAACTTATAAAATGGATATAGAAATAGCTCGATTCTATAATGTTTATGGCCCCAATGAAGTATTAGAAGGTGATTGGGCAGCAGTTATTGGAAAGTGGAGACGTCAAGTTAGAGATGGTGAGTTAATTACTATAGTAGGGGATGGAGAACAGAGAAGAGACTTTACCCATGTAGAAGATATTTGCGATGCTCTATGGAGAATAGGAATAAATAATATTAAACATGAAGATGCCTGGGAGTTAGGAACAGGTATGAATTATTCTATAAATGAAGTTTATCAAATGTTTAAAGAAAGATTTGGAACAGAATTTACCCAAATCCCAGATCAACCTGGGAATTACAGAAAGACATTAAGGGAAAATGATGATACCATAGAAAAGTTAGGATGGGTCCCTAGTGATAAATTAAGGGATTATATTTTTAGTCTAAGTAAAGATTAAACATGAAAATAAGTTACGCAATAACAGTCTGTAATGAGAAATTAGAAGTCAAACGTTTAGTTGACTTTTTACTTGCTAATAAACGTAAACAAGATGAAATAGTTGTTCTTTATGATCAAAAAAATGGTGATGAAGCAGTTATTAATATGCTTACTAAATTAAATAAATTACCTAACTTCCAAGTATGGAGAGGATTTTTTGAAGGACATTTTGCTGATTGGAAAAATAAACTTACAGAATATTGTTCAGGAGACTATATCTTTCAAATAGATGCTGATGAAATACCTACTAAGATGTTAGTTGATAATGTTCCAAATATTATAGAAAATAATCCTCATAATGATGTTTATTTAGTTCCTAGAGTAAATACTGTAGAAGGTCTAACTCAAGAACATATTACTAAATGGAGATGGAATATTGATGATGAAGGAAGAGTCAACTGGCCTGATTACCAATGGAGGATATGGAAGAATAAACCAGAGATAAAATGGATAAACAAAGTACATGAAAGGTTAGAAGGTTTTAAAACCTATGCCACACTCCCGGCTTACCATGATTTAGCTTTACAGCATCCTAAAACTATTGACAGACAAGAAAAACAAAACGCATATTACGACACATTATGAAAAGTATAGAAGAACTTTTAAAACCCTACAATATATTTAAATCCAAAAAAGGAATAGGGGATAAAAATAGGGATCTTAGAGAGTTTGACGGAGGTTATATAGTTACAGATTATGAATTAAAAAACGCAACATCTTTGTATACTTATGGGGTTGGAGAAGACATATCAGCAGATAAGGAATTTTATGAGCTAACTAAAAAACCATGTTATCTTTATGACCATACTATTAATGGTTCCGTTGTACATAACTCAGGGCTACCACTAAAATACAAACAGGAAGGATTAGGGTTTACCCCAAAATGTAATGATTTTTTAAAACATTATGAAGAAAATAATGAAACTGGGGAAGTAATTTTAAAAATAGATGTTGAGGGTGCTGAGTATGATTATTTATCTAAAGTTGATCTAAAAAAATTAGAAGAAAAAGTAGTAAGTTTATTAATTGAATTCCACCATCTAGAAAACCCACAAGTAAGAAAAGCTTTTAAAGTTTTAATGAATAAACTAGATAAATATTTTGTTCTCCATCATATTCATGCTAACAATTATGGGAAAATAGTAGAAAATATACCAACTGTTCCTGAATTATCTTTTATAAATAGAAGACACATTAAAAAAATACAAGAAGAAAATATTAAATATCCCATACGAGGTCTAGATTATCCCAATACTAAACAGTATGATGATATTTGTTTAGATTTTACTACAGGTAAATTACAATCCTATAAAGTTAAAATAGATAAAATACCTAATATATTTCATTTTGTTTATGGTTTAAAAGAACAAACTGAAGAATTTTCTTTAATTTATTATTTATCGCTTAAAAGCTGTATAGAAGTAAACAAACCTGAAAAAATACATTTTTATTATTATCATGAACCCTTTGGAAAATACTGGGATAAAATAAAACCCTATTTAACCCTAATTAGGGTAAAACCCCCTACAGAAATATTTGGTATTCCCATCACTCATTATGCCCATCAAGCAGATATCATTAGATTACAAGCACTTATAGAATATGGGGGAGTATATGCTGATATTGATTCTATTTTTATTAACCCCTACCCAGATCATGTATTTGAAAAGAATTTTGTTATGGGGCAACAAGGAAATGAGGGATTATGTAATGCATTAATGATGTCATCACCAAAATCTTATTTTTCCCAAAAATGGCTAGCAGATCATAAACATTGTTTTAAAGGTACCCCTCCAGGAAGTGACGGGTGGTGTACCCATTCAGTGTATTACCCCCAACATTTAAGTCAACAAATTCCTGAACATATACACATTGAGGGTCCAAGTTCTTTTTTTCATTATTTATACCATCCTACCCCTTTAAAACAACTATTTGAAGAAAATAACAAATTACCAAAAAATATTTACTCTTTACATTTATGGGAAACAGCAAGTTGGGATTTATATTTAAATAAAATAGATGAAAAATATATAAAAGAAAATAATACTACATTTACTAACCTAGTAGAAAATTTAATATGAATCTAGTAATATTTGCTTCGGATGCTAAAGCTTTAAGTTCTTTAAATAGCTTAATATCCACAGCTAGTAGTATGGGAATTAAGGTGTTTGCAATGGTGACCCAATCTACCAAATTAAAACACCCCACTACCCAACAACAAAACTTTCAGATAATATCTAATGTAGACAAAAAACCTGTTATTAAAAGTAATAGTTTAGGGGTTTATTTACCTTTTAAACCTGATTGGTTAATAGTAAGCAGGGAGAGATGGGATCCTGAATTAAACATTATTAAAGAATTTAAATTAAAATTTGGGTGTAAAGTTGGATTAGTTGAACCTAATTCTCATATTTTAAATAATGCCGAAACTAGATTAGAGGTTTATTCTAAAAATAGATTTATAAATTTAATTGATAAGTTTTTCATTCATTCTTCACATGCTAAATACCAACAACAATTAGCAGGATTTACGGGAAATATGGTGGTAACAGGCAACCCAAAATATGATCTAAATTTAAAACCCAACCCCAAAACCCTTACTCAGCTAAATAAATTATATAATATTGACCCAAATAAAAAACAAGTATTATTATTTAGTTTAGTCAATCAACATAGAAATGATATCAATGCTATATTCAAAAATATAGTAACATCAAAACCTGAAAACCAATATTTTTATAAACCCTATCCTGGAGAACCTTTTCTTTCAAAATATAGTAAGGATTTTTCCCCAAAATTTTTTTTAGATAACTGTACCCCCATTCTAGAAGAAAATCATATTTGGGGAATGTTTGAAATTTGTAATAAACATATAGGGTGCATGTCTTCTATTACTCATGCAACTTTACTTAGTAGAAGTGAATATCAAGATGTTAGTTTAGAATTAAATCTCCCTAAAAAATATTTAGATTTTTCAAATGTGTTCCAAGATGGAGGTCCTGGGTTAGAAAATAATAAGGCAATGTGGATGCGTAGTTTTGGTTTTACTAGCGAATCTCAATTACGTAATTTACTTCCAATTCAATATAAAAAGGAAATTAAAAAATCAAATGATAAAGTTTGGAATAACTTGGATAACCCAGAAATTTTACTTAAATTATTCGATGATTACAATGATGGAAACGCTTCAAAACGTATTATAAATGAGTTACAAAAATAAGAAATTTTTTATTACAGGTGGAACAGGTTCTTTAGGTCAAGCTTTAATTAAAAGACTTAAATCTCAAGGAGCTAAAATTATTATTTATTCTAGAGATGAGGGAAAACAAGCTCTAATTTTTGGTGATTCCAATATAACCTGCATTATTGGTGATATTAGAGATTATAATAAACTAAACACCTCATTAAAAATCCATAAACCAGATTACATTATTCATACTGCTGCTTTAAAGCGTATTGATGATATGGAATTTTATCCTGATGAATGTATTAAAACTAATATTGAAGGGTCAGATAATGTAGCAAGAGCAGCTTTAGAAAATGATATTAAAAAATGTATTTTAGTATCAACTGATAAAGCTTGTAAACCTGTTAATGTATATGGTTCTTCTAAATTCATAGCTGAAAGGTTATTTACTAATTATGATTATAATTCCCCTAGTACCATATTTGCTTCTGTTCGTTATGGTAATGTAATTGCTTCTAGGGGATCTTTTGTTCCCTTATTTATGGATTGGATTAAAACCAATCAGACTATAAGAGTAACTTCTGAAGAAATGACCCGTTTCTTATTTACTTTAGATAATGCCGTTGATGCTGTATTAGGAGCATTGAACAATGCTATGGGTGGGGAAGTATTTGTACCTCAAATAGATTCTTATACTTTACCTACATGCATTAAAGCATTAGAGAAAATTACAGGGAAATCAGCTACAACCGAAGTTACAGGGTTACGCCCCGGAGAAAAGTTACATGAAGATATGTTAGCTGAAACAGAATTACCTTTTACTTACCAAGTTACAGATATTAATTTACTTCAAATTAGACCCCAATATACTCGCAGAACCCATTCAGATTCATATTTTAAAAAATACAATGGACCCCATTTTAACTCAGAATTATGGGTTAAAAAAGATATTGATAATTTAGTTGAATTAATAAATAATGGGCTTAAGTGTTAATGAAACTATTTGAAACTAAAATATCATCTTACGATACAAACGTAAAAATCTCTCCTGTTATCCAAAGTGGAGAATTAGGGTTTGGTCCAAATGTTCCTAAATTTGAAGAAGAATTTGCCTCTTACAGTAATAAAAAATATAATACTGCTTTAAATTCTTGTTCCTCAGCTGGGTTTATTATATTTGCCTATTTAAAAAAGAAATATGGTAAATGTGATGTTTATACACCTAGCATTGGGTTTACTTCTATGACTTGGGCAGCAAAACATCATGGACACAATTTAATATTTGTTGATGTAGATGATTCTATGTTAATGAGTGTTGAATCCTATAAAAACAATAGAAGATGGAGATGTGAACGTTATAGTGATGGAGGAATAAAACCAGTTATAATGCCTGTTTTATATGGGGGGGTATCAACTATTCCTAATTTTATTAAATCAATAGAAGAAGATGGTTATAATGAATTTATAGTACTAGACTCAGCCCACTGTGTTACTCCAACTATGAAATCAGATGTTTCATTATTTAGTTTCCACCCTTATAAACCCATAGCTGCCTCAGATGGTGGTATGTTATCAACAGATAGTGAAGAGATAGATGAATACACCCGTTCATATAGAAATTTTGGTAGACAAAATACTAATGATGGCTATCAAATAGCAAATGAAGGTTTTAAATTTTATATGAATAATTTAAATGCTACAATTGCTTTAACCCAGTTAGGAGCATATAAAAACAATTGCGATAATCGTAAAGCAGTATGGGATAAAATCCAATCAATGGAATGGGATGGTAAATTAGCTGAACATGATAATTTATCGTCTTACTACGTTGGTACTTTAATAGCTAAAAACTCAACTATAGCCAAAAAATATAGAGAAAAATATTGTGAAGCTAGACTATATCCTCCACTACATGAACAACCTTATTATAGGGAATGTGGAAGAGGGGATTTATCTAATACTACAAAATTATACAAATTGCTAGTTAATTTACCTTTATATGAGAAAAACATTTATAATAGCTGAAGCGGGTGCAAACCACAATAAAGATTGGAATACCGCTATACAATTAATAGATACTGCCTATGAGTCTGGGGCAGATGCTGTAAAATTTCAAACATACTCCTCTAATACTTTATATGCTTCCAACACCCCAGATTTTGCGGGTTATAAAAATATTAATAAACTTATAAAAGATATTGAATTACCTAGAGAATGGCAAAAAGATTTAAAACAATATTGTGATGAAAAAGGTATAGAGTTTATGTCTACTCCATTTGATGAACAAGCAGTAGATGAACTTGTATCTCTTGGGATAAAACGTTTAAAAATTGCTGGGTTTGAAGCAACTGATCCTCGTTTTGTAGAAGTAGTGGCCTCAACAGGATTACCTATTATAATGTCAGCTGGAATTGGATTTGACTTTAAGTATTGGGGGAAATTTTATAATATATTTAAAAAATATAATAACCATGTTACACTTTTACATTGTAATAATGCTTACCCAACTCCTATAGAAGATGTATGTTTAGATTCAATGAATAGTCTAGCTAATCTTATTAATGTATCAGAAATAGGTTTTTCAGATCACACTATGTCTACTTTAATACCATCATTAGCTGTAGTTAAAGGGGCTACTGTAATTGAAAAACATTTTACTTTAGATAGACAAATGAAGGGGCCAGATCATCCATTTGCATTAGAACCTAATGAAATAAAAGAAATGATTCAATTTATACGTGAAGCAGAAAAATCAAGGGGGTTTAAGGTTGGTTATACTACCTCAGAACAATCATTTAGTAAAGCAAGACGTTCAGTTGTTAGTAAAATTGATTTAAAAAAAGGAGACATTTTAACTAAAGAGAATATTACTACCAAACGCCCTTTTTTGGATAATTCAATTCCTGCTATAGATTATAATGATATTTTAGGTCAAATTTTAAAAAATAACATCAAAGCAGATACCCCTTTAACTAAAAATTTAATTTCATATTATGACCCTACTTTACTTAGGACCCCCTAGCAACATATTAGAATATTTAAAATTTTTTGGTAGTGTAGATACAATAACTGAAAAGTTAAATATTGATCAAGTTAAAAAGTATGATTGGATTATTAGCTATGGTTACAGACATATAATTAAACAAGATATTATAGATGCAGCTTGTAACCCTATTATAAATTTACATATTTCTTATTTACCTTGGAATAGAGGAGCTTCCCCTAACTATTTTAGTTGGAAACATAATACCCCTAAAGGAGTTACCATTCATAAAATAGATTCAGGGATCGATACAGGAGACATTTATATCCAAAAACAAGTTGAATTTACAGGGGGGGAAACATTAGCCGAATCTTATAATAAACTAAAAATAGAAATTGAAGCTTTATTTATATATAGCTTTGATTCCATAATAAAAAATCGTATATTACCTTATAAACAGATAGGAAAGGGTACAACTAATTATGTAAAAGATATTCCTAATAATATAGATTGGGGCACTAAAATAAGTAAAATATGACAGACTTAGAAATTATCGATAAAGTAGAACAAGTACGTAAAGGTAATAATGTAAATTGGATGGATTTAGTTAGATTAGCTTTTGAAATTGCTCCCGATAGAGCAAGACCTATCTTTAAAAAGATAAATGAGAGTGATGGGGAAATAAGTAAATTATTAGATCAATTAGCAAATAATGGGTAAAAATATTAAAGATATTTGTTTGTTGGTGCAAGCACGAATGGGGTCTCAAAGAGTTCCAAAAAAAATGTTAAAACCTTTTGCAGGGACAACTTTAACACATCTCTTATTTGATAAGCTTACAAATTCATCCATTATACCTAAAGAAAATATTATATTTTCCGCCCACGAACAAGAACTAGTAAACATAGCAAATAACTATGATGTTAAGGTATTTAATCGTAGTTTGGCTTCTGCTAGGGAAGATAGTAATATGCAACTCATTTATGAATGGCATAATAAAATTCCATATAAATACTGTGTTTTAGTTAGTGCCTGTAATCCGTTATTAAAAATAGAAACTATAGATAAATTTTTTACTGAATTTCTTGAATCAAGTAAGGAAGGTGCTTTTGCAGTATTCCCAAAAAAAACCTACTATTGGGATCAACAGGGTAAACCAATTACAGATTGGAAAGGACTTAGAATTATGAACACTAAATATATTGATCCTGTATATGAGGCAGCCCATTGTTTATATGCATCTAGATTAGATATTATTAAAGATGGCTACTGGATGGATATTAACTATCCCCCACAACCTCATCTTGTAGAAATGAATGAATTTGAAGCTTTTGATATAGATTATCCATGGCAATTTGAAGTAGGAGAAACATTATATAAACAATATGCATAATATAGAATTAACATTACCATCTGGTAAAAAAAGATTTATTGGTCCTAATGAACCAATATTCATTGCCGCAGAAATAGGAGTAACTTGTAATTACGAAATACATCGAGCTAAAACACTAATTGACGTAGCATCAGAAGCAGGTGCAGATGCAGTAAAACTTGCATTTCATTTCCCAGATGAACTTTTAAGCGATCATTCTGTAACATACAAGTACCCCACAGTTCGAGGGGAAGAAGAAGAAAACATGTATGAGATGTTTAACTATCTAAGATTTAGTTATGATGAATGGGAGGAACTAAAAGCGTATGCCGATTCTAAGGATCTTCTTATGTTTTGTTCGCTTGCAGGGGGGTTTGAAGGAATAGAATATGCTGAAAAATTAGAATTACCAATGCACAAATTAGGTGCTTGGGACCTTTTAGATGAACGTCAATGGAAAAGATTAAAAGGATCAGGTAAACCCTTAATTATTGATGTAGGTACAATTACAGAGGAAGAAATGGGGTGGATGATGGATAAAATAAAAGGACTAGATGTTGTGTTACTCCATGAATATCATTCCCATAATTACAATGAAATGAATATTAGGTCAATAAAATATATAAGGGATAAATTTAATGTACTAACAGGATTTTCATCCCCTGATACTTATGATGTAAATGATTTTATGTCTATAGCTCAAGGTGCTGTTGTACTTGAAAAAAGAGTAACAACAGATAGATCATCCCAAGGCCACCACCATATCATTAGTAAAGAACCAGAAGAATTTAAAAAGTATGTACAATTAGTTCGCCAAGCTGAAGTATCACTAGGTGAGTATAAGATCCAACCAACAAAAAAAGACTTAGAGGAAAGAGGAAGATTTTTTAAAAGAATTGTTGCATCTAAACCAATAAAAAAGGGTGAAATGTTTACCGAAGATAACTTAGCCTGTAGAAGACCCAGTACAGAGGGTATATCATCTCGATATTACTTTTCTGTTGTTGGTCGTATAGCAGACAAAGATTACGAAATAAATCAACCAATAACTGAATGAAATTATTAAATGAAATATTATTTATTGTACAAGCAAGACTTAACTCATCTCGATTGCCTGGGAAAATGCTTAAACCTTTCTCCAATACAACATTATTTGATATTACACTAGAAAAAGTTAATAAAAGTATTATACCTCCTAGTTCTTTTTATGTATCAATTAATGAAAAGGAACTTATTGAGGCAGCAAATAAACATAAAGTAAACATATATTTAAGGAGTGACCAAAGTATACGTAATGATGATATAAACCCCTTTAGTGTAAAGGAATTATTTGAATGGAGAGAATTACCTTTTAAATATTTTATTATTATGAATGCATGTAATCCACTAGTAAAGATAGAAACTATAAACAATTTTGTAAAAGAATTTCAAAAAATTAAGGGAGGATTATTATCAGTTAAAAAACATAAACACTGGTTTTACACCCCTGAAGGTAAGTTTGTCCAACACAGTACAGGTGGAAATAGGGCACGTATGACATTTAATAGCAAATACGTACAACCTTTATACTCAAATGGACCTATTAAAGGTGGATTAATATCAGATTTAAAAAATAACATTTATTGTTGGGATCAACAGAGTAAACCTAATGTATTTATATACCCTGATGATGAATATACTGACATAGACTATCAACATGAATTTGATATTTCAGAACAACTTTATATAAAAAGAAATGAAATTATTAGCAATAGGACCATCTGATTCAACTATACAGTTAGGAGAAAAACTTAAAAACCTAAACCCTGATATAAAAACTATTGGGTTGCATAGAGCATTTCCTTATTTAAAACAAAACCATAATATTGATTTAGACTATTGGACATGGGGAGATCCTAACTCAACACAAATGGGTTTTGATTATATTAAAAATAATCCTAATGAACCTATTCCTCACATAATTTTACCTAAATGGTCTAAAACTATATCTACATTTAATAATCTATCTGGAACTACTCAACTAAATAGATATCCCAAAAGAATTAGAGAATATGAGGATACTCTTCAAAAATTTGAAAAAAAAGGTAAAGTTACATTTATTGAAAATGCTTTGCCTACAAAAGGAATTAAAGATACACAATTAATTACAAACCCCAAATTAAGGTTTTCAGATCAATTTACAATTTTTGGCACAGTACCATTTGATGGTATTCATGCGGAATCAAACTGGGCTTTAGAAAATAAATTTACATCCTTAATACTTCCTACGTGTTACTATTTGGGAGCAAAGGAAGTATATTGTATTGGGTTCGATAATAGAGGTACCGGAATAAATAGAACAATACCTCTTCTTAATAATAACCAAAACCACATCCAAAAGTTTTTATCTAAATACCCAAAGTGGGTTAATGATTGGAAGCCTTATCATAATATGAACATATATAGTATTACTCCTGATAAATTTTCCCCCATCAACCAAATAATGGAATATAAATCAATAAAAGAATTAAAATGAAAGATGTAGAACATGTAATACATACTGTAGGGGATAGCCATGCTTTTCAACATGGATGTATTGAACCAATTCCTTCAAGGATAGTACAACATCATTTAGGTCCTGTATTATGTTATAGTTTTGGAAAAGAAAAACTAAAAAGATGTGATATTCGTAATTTTAATATTAAAAATGGGGATAGTATTATATTTTGTTTAGGAGAAATAGATTGTAGATGTCATATCCATAAACATATAAATGATAAAGTTAGTTATCAAAACATTATAGATTACATTGTTGATAATTATTTTGAAGCTATTAATTTAAATATAGAAACATCTCAAATAAACCTTAAAAACATTTGTGTTTATAATGTTGTCCCACCAATCCAAATTGATAATACCCCAGAAGATCCTACTTTCCCCTTTTTAGGTAGTGATGAAGAACGTAAGGAGTATGTTTTATATTTTAATAAAAAACTAAAAGAAAACTGTAAAAAATATAGATATGTTTTTTTTGATATCTACAACCATTACACTGATGAAAATGGGTTTTTAATTAAAGATTTAAGTGATGGAAATGTACACCTTAAGGATAAATCTTATCTGAGAGATTTTATATTAAAAAATAATATATAAAAGCAAATAAAATATGGAAAAAATAACATTTTGCATACCAAGTAAGTCTAACTTGCGTTACCTAAAAACTTGTATTCCGTCTATTAGAAAAAATGCTCATAGAAAGGATCATGATATTATTATTTTTGTTGACTCAGATGATGATGGTACAGTTGAATGGTTAGAACAAGTTAAAGAAAATTACAATTTAACTTATTATGTAAACCCCCATTTAGGTAAAAAATTATTTGGAATTGGCAAGGCATATGATTATTGTATAGAGCATTCAACAACGGATATATTCATGATCTTTCATGCTGATATGATGTTGGGTATTGACGCTGATTTAAACGCATTTAACCACTTAAAAAGCAAAACAGTTGTATGTTCAACACGGGTTGAACCCCCAATCCATCCTAATGGTGGTGAGAAAATATTACAACACTTTGGGATGTGGCCTGAAGAATTTAAATCAAAAGAATTTGATGAGTTTGTTGAATTACAACTTAATAATGATCAAGTTACTGAGGGCATATTTGCCCCCTGGATGATGTATAAAGAAGAATTTTTAGCCATGGGTGGACATGATCCTAGATTACATTCAGCTAGGGAAGACTCTGATGTGTTTAATCGTTTATTATTAGGTGGATTTGAGTTTAAACAACCATGGAATAGTTTAGTTTATCATTTAACAGGTAGGGGAGGTCAATTTCAACATGGCAAAATAACCCAAGATGAAACACAAAAAAGTGATGAATGGAGAAGATTAATGAATAATTCAACTAGAGAGTTTATTAGAAAATGGAAATCCACAGTTAAACATACTCCTTTAATGAAACCCATAGTATCCCCAATTTATGATATTGGCATTCAAATAATAAATAGTAATGAAAATTTATTAGAAGCACTGGAGCCTTGGGGACATAATATTTATATTGACTTAGATTATGGTGATTATATAGATAAAGAACAACCTAATACTGAAGATAATTTAATACTAAAGCTTTATCCTATTGATGAAAAACCTAAAAACGATATAGTTATAAGAATAGATGGAAAAACATTTACCCAACAAGATTTTTTATATCTGCAAGAAATGGGTAATATTATTTTTAAAAGTGGCGAAATAGGAAAATTTAAAGTAGGTAATTTAGTTATAAAGATTAACAAAATTTCTGAAATTCAATCTAATTTAATTCAATGTTTAGTAGATTATGAATCTTAAAATGATTAAATGTGTTAAATGCAATGAAGATATGCCTGAATTAAGATTAACTAAATTTGGGTATAATTTTTGTGTAAATTGTTCAACAGTTGGTGCTAAAAAGGGAATACCTGTAGTAAAAGGTACTGGGGACCACACTTGGAATGAAATAGAAATAGTAGAAGAAAATGAATATACTAACACTAGATGGAGGGATGATCTTGACCCAGACGAACATTTAGTGGAACTAGGAATTGAATAAATATGCCAAAACCAAAACCATTATCTAAGGAAATGATAGTGGCAGCTCAAGCTAATACTAAATCAAATATGGCGGCTGCCAGATACTTACATGTTTCTTATCAGCATTATAAGAGATATGCCAAAATGTATAAACTCTTTGAAAATCATAAAAACCAGAGCGGAAAAGGTATACCTAAATTTTTAAAAGGTAAAGGCAAAGAACCCGCTCTTTTGGATATAATTGAAGGAAGAGTATCGGCTGCTCATTTTACTCCTGCAAAAATAAAGTATCGTTTAATAGAAGCTGGATATTTATTAGAGCAATGTTCAAAATGTGGCTTTAATGAACGAAGAGTTCTTGATTACAAAATGCCACTATTGTTACACTTTAAAGATAATAATAAATCTAATTATAGTCAAAATAATATAGAATTATTATGTTATAACCACTATTTTCTTACAGTAGGAGACATTTTTACTGATAAAGACAAACAACAAATAGAATCTCATAGAGAACACTTCAAAACTACTGATGCTGTAAATTGGGAATTAGATGATTATGATGTTGAAAGATTTAAAGAATTGGGGCTTATAGATGATGATGATGAAACTCATCAATATATTTCAAGAATATGAAACGAAACAAAAAACATTCTAAATTAATTAGAGATTATGATTCCCAAAAATCTAAACACTTAGAAAAACTAGCATCAAAAACCTTGGATAATGACGAAAAATTTCGTAAATTAAAATCAAAACCCATTAAAGGTAATTTTCTTAAAAACTTTTAAAATGAAAATTCGAAAAATAGAATTTGATACTGAAGAAGAAATGGAAAAGGTAATTAATGAAAGTAACTATAAGTTCCATAAATTTATAGTTGATTCCGCCCTCAAAAATCTTGAATCAGAAAAAAAAGAAATTACTATAATGTCTATTTTAACTAAAGACACAAACACTACATTTGATATTATCTTGGAACCTGAATACATGGTAGAAACCTTAGAAATTAATCTATCAGTAATGGAAGACTTTGAAGATTATGAGCGTTGTCAAAAAATAGTTGACGCTATAAATTATCTTAAATCAAAACAATAATCATGAAAAACTTTATCATAATAGTTGTGTGCGGAATTATTCTGCCATTAATAATGGCATTTACTAGTATTAAACAAACCCAACAAATTAAAGTAACAAACCTAGAGCCAAAAGCTATAGTTGAAATCAAACCTAAACTTGAAATTGAATTAGTAGAAATTAAACTTAAGGGGCATACTGAATTTTTAGATGCTATAGGACATAGAGAAAGTGGTAATAGATACTATATTGTAAACAAGTTTGGATACATGGGTAAATACCAGTTTGGGAAATCAACTCTTAAAGGATTAGGATTTAAAATAACCCAAGATGAATTTTTAAATAGCCCATACATTCAAGAAAAAGCAATGCAGGAATTATTGCTTCATAATAGAAAAAAACTAGATAAATGGATATGTAAGTATCAAGGAAAGGAATTGCATGGTATTTTAATTACTGAATCTGGAGTTCTTGCTGCAGCTCATTTGGCTGGGGCAGGAAATGTTCGTAAATTCTTTAGGAAAGGGTATGAATTTGAAGATGGATTTGGGACAAAAATGACATCGTATATGACACAATTTAGTGGCTATTATTTAAACCTATAATATTTATAATAAAAAATTATGGCTAAAAAGGGTTTATACGGTGAAGTTACAATAAAAACAAGAAAAAAACGACCAGGTGTTCATTCAAAAACAAAAACATCAAAATTAAAAGGAAGTAAAAACTATGTTAAATTATATAGGGGGCAAGGCAAATAATATGAATATAACTGTAACTCAATTATTTAATAATATGACAGATGCAGATTTTTTAGTATTACATGAAACCGGAGAGTTAAAAAACTTTTGCTATGCTTTATCTTTAGATTTACAACCAAAAACCTATGGAAAAGATCACACTTACACAGCATGAATGGTATGATGCCATGAAACTTCCTACACCTCATAGGAATAAGAAAAAATACTATAGAAAAGAAAAACATAAGAAAATGGGAACCAAATTTGGTTCCCATAATTATTTTTCGTATATTTACAGAGTAAAATTAAGGTTATGGCACTTTGGGAATTTAGAAATTTAAATAAACATGGCAATTACAGAAAACGAATTATCCACACTGAAGGTACATTAAACATACCGGGTAGTGGGTTTGGCCCTTCTGTATTAGCAAATAGATTTAAATACAAGTACACCCACCCTATTTACCCTCCTATGATTTGGAAACATGAGGGTAAAACATATTTGATGCCTTTATGGAAAGAAGTATTAAATGGTACTACACTTAATGATGTAGAATGGGTTAAACCAAAACCTAAAGTTGTAGTTAAACAAGAACCTATTGTAATTACTTCTGCTAGTTCATCTAGTGATAAAACTTATACTACAACATATTACCCCGATTCAGGTAAGTTCTGGTGTGATTGTCCTGGAATGTGGAGAAGTGGAGGTAATTGTAAGCATGTGAAACAAATGAGAAAAGAAAATAAATAAAGGTTATATGTTAGAACTACAAGAGTTTATAGATAAAATGCGTGCTACAAGTAGTGGTAATGAAAAAGTTCAAATAATAAAGGATGCTGACCCCTTTATCCATAGAATATTAGAATACACTTACAACCCATTCAAACAATATTATATTACAGGCAAAACTTGTATTAAAAATAGCCATTTAAAAGCTAAAAAAGTCAAAAATGTATTTGAGGTATTAAATAAGCTAAATCAAAGAGTTGTAACAGGCCATGATGCAATAGCATTAGTAAATGGTTGTGGTAATGAATTAATTTATAAGATTATTGATAAAGATTTAGGCATTAGAGCTGGTGATTCAATAATTAATAAAGCAATACCAGGATTAATACCTACATTTAAAGTTGCATTAGCTAAAGAATATGATGGTAAGTGTGATTGGAATGATAGTTGGTATGCTTCAAGAAAATTAGATGGTGTTAGATGTTTAGCAGTAGTTAATTACGAAGGTGAATGTACACTTTATTCTAGAATGGGTAAAGAATTAACTACACTAAATAAAGTTAAAGAAGCTATTGAAGCAACAGGTATTATTAATACTGTATTTGATGGTGAGATTTGTCTAATTGATGAAAATGGAAATGAAGATTTTCAAGGTGTAATGAAACAATTAAGACGTAAAGATCATCAAATTGAAAATCCTGCTTATATGATTTTTGATATGCTTCACAAACCTAATTTTGATAATCAAAAAGGTGGTCCTATATTAAGTGAAAGGTTAGGGGCGCTAAGAGGTTTTTTAACAGGTAGACATATTACAACTAATATTTTACGTTATACAGAACAATTCCAAATAACAGATGGTAGACACTTTGATAAATGGGGTCAAATAGCAACTGATAATAATTGGGAAGGATTTATGTTACGTAAAGATGTTAGTTATGAAGGTAAACGTACTAAAAACTTACTTAAAGTAAAGAAATTTTATGATGCTGAATATGTTGTAGTTGATTATGATAATGATGATCATGAAGTAGTTAGAGATGGTAGATCAAAAACAATTAAAATGCTAGCCCAAGTATGGATTGAACATAAAGGACATAGAGTAAAAGTTGGTAGTGGTTGGACTCAGGATCAACGTTTACAGTATATGGATGGTTCAATTGTAGGTAAAGTAATTACTGTTCAATATTTTGAAGAAACTAAAAATGATAAAGGTGGTATTAGCTTACGATTCCCAACAGTAAAAATTGTACATGGAGATAAACGAGAAGTATAAAGTAATGCGCGAGAAATTTTGCTTTTGCAGATATCTTACGTATCTTCCCCATGTTGTGATAATGAAGTTACAGCACTAAATAAAGGTTATATATGTTTATTCAAGTACAAAATCAAAAATTAAAAAGAAACAATCAATTTAGAGTTCAAACAATGCCTGCTGGTATTAAAGAAATTAAATCTAGAGGCTGGAATGTTAATGATTGTAAATTTAAAGAAATTAGAGATGAATTAGTTACTAATAAGTATAAAGAGTTAGATGGGAGAATGAATACACGCGGAAAGCAATTCGCACAAAGAGCTGGATTATAATGTGTAGGGTAACTTGGTGTAATAACCCTAGAAAAATACGTTTTACAGTTTGTGAATTACATTCACAATATAAACATATTTGTGGTGCAGCTATTAGATTAGATAGACCCCACTTAATGTATAAGGTAGAAAAATGGTTAAAAGGAGAACATCAATGTGAAAGTTGTGGTTTTGATCCCGTAGAAGCTTATCCTACATTACACACTAAAGCACAGTCATCAATGTTAGATGTTGACCATATTAATTCAAATATTAAACGTACATTAGAAGGTGAACAACCAGATAATTATCAATTAAATTGTAAACACTGTCATATAGTTAAATCTCATTTAGAAGGTGATTATGTGGCTAAAAAATATAGAAAATAATATGAGTAGAGGAAGACCAAGTGAGCAAGTAGAAAGATTAGATAAATGGACTATAGATAGTACTGATTATGATGGATCTAGATCAATTATTAAATTTGATAGGTCTAAATCATCAAATGGTCCTTATTCATGGGAGAATAATCCACCTAAAGGGTTTAGACAACCTAAATTTAAACCAGATAAAGGTAAGGCATATGGTAAACAACCTGTAGTACTAGTATTTAAAACATCAAACCGTTCAAATGCCAAAACCAAAATAAAAGTATTTAGAAATGAAAACATCGATTATATTTTATCAGCTGATAAATTAGTTGGAGTACCATCTAAAGCCGAAATAGTTGATATTGGGGTAGGTAAATCGTTTGTAGAGCGATATAAACAAAAATATAATTTAGCTTAGCCTTTATATATTTATAACAAAATATTAATCAATTTATCATAAATGAAAACAATTTTAGTTATTTTAGTTTTATTAGTAGCAGCGGCTGCAGTTTATTATTTCGGATTTTATAAGAAAGGGAAAATTAATGATCGTGATGGTGATTTTATTCCTGATGAAGTTGAAGATGCAGTAGAAGATGTTAAAGAAGTTGCTAAAGAAGTAAAACGTAGAGCCAAAAACGTTAAAAAAGAACTTAAAGATGTAGCTGATCAAGCTAAAGATGTAGTTGAAGCTGCAAAGGGTAAAAAACGTAGAGGTAGAAAACCAAAATCCAAAA